CTGCTAAGGGAAGTAAATCCCTCACCTGTGCCCACGAAGCATTTACTAAATGCGTGATTAAAATAAGCCATAATTATTTTTTTGTTTTATAAATATATACTATAATATAAGGAACTCCTTCTTTATATGCAAATTCTAGGAGAGAAAAGTTAGTTATTTCTTTCAGCTCCTTGACTACCTCTAGTGTATTGATTACCAGCTTCAATGTCTCCCGCAATTATACTTGCTGCCTCATCTATTAGTAATTCAATAATATCATCTTTAAACTCACAAAGAATTTCAATTGTTGAAGCTACTTGTGTATAGGGATCTACGCAGTTTTGAACTTGTATTCTGATAGGTTGTCTATAATATGTTAGTGATGCCTCTTCAACTGTGAATTTGTTGTCATGATAAATGTTTACATTATTTCCTTTAAGTGTTGCAAAAGTTTCAGCCCACTCAAAATTAGGATTCTTTGATTTATCTCTAAGTAACTGATTTAAGTTACCTTCTTCAACTAAGTAAACAGTCATCCTTCGTCCATTACAACAATCATCTGCTGCTTTAACATCTACACGTTTCCACTGAAGATAATCTTTAGGGATTTCTCCAAAAACGTAATCTGATTTACTACTAAGAGTTAAAGGGGATTCATGCAAAAGCACCTGAAGATCATCAATCCTTCTAGTTGATTGTTCATCTCCTTCTCTTACTACGTTACTACCATGCAGTTGTCTCCTAGGCCATTCTACTTGTGCTTTATTAAAGGCTTCTACAAATTGCCAACATTCAATGTTGTCATAATCCTGGCTATCTAATTTATTTAGACGCTGTTTTAACTTTATAAAAATAGTAGCATTTAACATATCTTATTTTAAATAAGTAGCATTTAGGGGTGACGTTGTGCCACCCCTTCTTGCATTTCTTTTTTTAACTATTCCACATCTTTTCTACCTTCTCATTTAAGTTTTGAAGAACATCATCATTTAATGGATTCTTCAAGTACTCAAGCACATCATGAACATTCTTACCCATCAAGGCATTAAGTTCTGTATGATAGATGTGACCATCTGCTTTGGTAGTGATATATTTATAATATACACAATCTTTTACAATTGCTCTAATTTTTAAGGTTTCCATATCAAGTTTAGTTGCATCTAAGAAACCTTGTGCAGCACGTGTTTTATTTCCTTCAACACCATCCCCGTGAATATGACGATCCATGTTATCATAGATTACATCATTTGGAGTATTCTTCTTGTACTGAACGCTTGTACCATCTACTACTTTAGCAATATACATTAGTTTAGTACTATTTTTATCATAAAGTTTTTGTAATTCAGAAAGAGCTCTATTACGTAGCTTTTTAAATTCTGTTTTAGCAATAACTGTTTGTTCCTCTTTATCTAAGTAAAACTTAGGTGGGACTGCCATTGTTCTAGCATCATCATAACTCTTAGCAACTAAAGGAAATCCACCTGCTTGGATAGAATATAATTTAATTCTATCATATGGATCTTTAGGATCTAAGTATACTGGTTCATTCCCACAACTAATAACTATCTTATTCCAAAAATCAAAGTTGTTAGGTTTAAGAAGACTTACTTTTTCCCAAAAATCTTCATCAGTAGGCTTTATAATATTAGTAGCTAGTTCCATTTCTAATTCAGCTACAGCAATTCTAATAGCTTTTTTAGCTGCTTCTCTTTCTTCTTCAGGAAGTACTTTTATTTCAGGAGCAAACTCATTCAATCCTGTAAGGTATCGGACAATACCATTTCTCTCTAGACATGCTAGTTGTTCATAGTGCTTAACACCATCAAATAATGATAATCCGTATTTTTCAAGACCCATGTTTGATACAGAATTATCAAAAAATGGTCTAATTGCAATGGCTTTGCTTTTAGCTTCGCCTGTTTCTATTAGTGTAAAACTCATTTTGGTTGGTTTTTGTTATTAAAAAAAGGGAGAGGACATAATCCCCTCCCTGTATTATAGATTCAATTAGAATGATCCTCCAGTAACTGGATTTCTCATTACAATTTTCAACACCTTAGTTGGATCTTTCACCCAAATAGCTGGCATTGTTTGTGACATCATTACACGGTATCCGTTGAATTGACCAGAAGACTGGAATCCTTGTGAACGTCCCATATAATCCATAGTACCGTTTTGGTACCACCACTTAAGTTGGTTATCCCACTTAAGTTTCAACATGTAAATATTATCATTTACATTATCAGTAATATCAAAGATAATGAATGAGTAAGATGACAAAGCAAAACCGTCAATGATTGGGTTTTCAATATCGTTAGTATGAACATTATCAAATGCTGGATTAACAACAAACTTCACGTTAGCCAAGAAAGGAATAACGTAACTTGTATAAGCAAATCCAAAGTTCAAGTCCATTGACTTACCAGAGATTGCTCCGATATCAGCAGCTTGAATTACAAGACCTGAAGATACTGCTTCACGCTTAATTGCCTCATTCACCATACGCATTCCACCCATACCAGTCTGAACAACTAGTGAACGTTGTGGATCCGGACCAGCGAATTCAACTTTACCATTAAAGAAGTTGTAAAGCTCAGAACGGAACAAATCAAGATTAAAGTTGTTCTTGTTGTACACTCTTTTGAAAGAGTTATCCAACTGTTTCCAAAGACCGACAGACAATCTAACATCATCTGGACCATCTTGACGTACTCTACCACCATGACCCCACATTAAGTAAGTTTCAATATCATTAGCAATCTTAGTCAAGTGAGCAGCTTCCATTGCTGTAAGGAAAGTACGTGATAAGTCACCGTTGTCAAATGCTCTCTTAACTGCATCTTTACCCATGATCGTAATCATATCTTCAAGAGATGTGATTGACGGATCCATATTACCATTAAATGATCTCCAGATTTCAGTTACAGGAACTGTACCATCTGCATTCATTCCACCTTTGATCATAAGATCTGCACGTGAAGAAACAGAATAGTGAACGTGAGCTTCTGCACCACCTACGTAGTTATAGAATTCACGGAATCCTGTACCAGTTCTGATATCAGAGAAACGCTCACCGTATTCACCTCTTGCAGAACCTTTTCTGAAAAGTTTCGTACCATTAGCTAAATACTTGTTATCAATGAACTTGTAGTTATCATTGTTAACTAACTGAACTGAGTAGATAAAACCATCTCCAATTGGAAGAATGTCATCATCAGTAATGTACATCTCAACACCGTTATACTTATCATAAGTAATAATGTCACCATGTCCAAACTCACGACAGTTAAGTTTGATTTTGAAAGTTGTACCTTCAACACCTTTATGCTCATTTGCAGGTTCAATGTCTTCAATAATATAAGGAAGATCTTGTGCTACAGGTGTTTGCCATTTATACTCACCTCTTGCATTATCTACCTCAATAATATTCTTTCCACCAAAAGATGAAAGTTGATAAAGAGGCATTTCTACTTTCTGTGCCATTGCCCAAAGGTCAACTGGCCCCATGTCCATAGGTTCTGCATCTTTAAGCATATTAACAAGGTGATAAGAATCCACGTGAGAGCTCGCATCATAAGATGTGTCTCTCAGGAACATACCATTGTTTAATACTGGAGTCGCCATAATTGTTATTGTTATTTATTGTTATTTGTAAAATTATCTTTTAAAGAAACCACTCTGCTCTCTTGACAAAGTTCTTCTTGGTGCTTTTCTTCTAGTGTTATCTTCAGTAGGTGCTGATGAAACAGTTTTCTTAGATTCTTCAGTTTTAAGCATTCTAACTGTTTTCTCTGTTGCTGCTTTACCACCCTGCTCTTTAATTCTTGTTTTGTATCCATCAGGATCTTGTAATAACCAAAGTGCTTCTGCAATTAAGTCATGTCTTGGTTCTACAAACTGATACTTCTCTAATAGGTGTCCTAACAAATTTGTAGGCTTTCCTGATATAGAAGGATAATTCGGTTGTACCAAACCTGAATAAAGCATCTCTTGAGTCTTCTTATCTAACTTAATATCTCCAAGCTCTCCCGCTATCAATGTATCGTACACGTTATCCATGTATTGCTGGGAAGCATGCTCTTGTTGTTTCTTCTTTTGCTCTTGATCAGCAAGTTTACCCGCAACTATAGATTCTTGCATTTTATCTAACTTGGGTTTGAATTGTCCAGCTTTGGTATCTAATTTACCTAAGTCTTCCCATTCAGATATTTGCTCTTCAATTTCCTCTGCTGTTCCAAAACGTGTAGCATGTAGATACTGTCTTGTTATTTCAGAGTGATGTGCATCATTAGACATATCTAAGTCTAATACTTCAGATACTTGAGACAATGTTCTAAACATTCCTTTAATATCTGTACCACCATCTGCTACATACTTGGCAGCAATCTGAAGTTCTTCAGGAAGAGAGTTAAAGAATTCACTTGGCATTGATTCTTTAAACTTGCTTTCTCTATCTGAAAAATTTGCTTCTAACAACTCTCTAAAATCTTTTACAGAGTAATCATCAAGTGCTTTATCATCTTCAAAAGGCATAAGAGTACCTTCTTCAATCATCTTACTAGTTAGATCAAGCAATGCATCTTTTTCAAGTCTAGGTCTACCTGCGTTACCTTTACCCTCCTCATCATTGATGAGTTCATTTAATTCGTTAATGTCATCATCACCAGCTTTTGGTTCTGTTTCGCCTATTGGATCCTCCGTTGAGGCAGGCACTGTTTCTACTTTTTCAGGTGGTCTTAAATCATCCCTATCTAAAAACTTAGTATCTACATTCTTTTTAGAGAATATAGATGGTTTCTTTTCTGGTGCCTCTCCTGACTCTGGTAACATTATATTATCAGCTCCCGGCATCCCAAACAGAGCATCAATATCTATCTCTGTTTCTTCAACTCTTGTTGAAGTTTGGATATCTGTAGCATCGTTTTCTAATTCACTCATTCTTGTTGGTTTTGTTTGTTAGTATTAATATAGGAATATTTAGACAAATAAACTTCTAAAATTTAGAATAACTATATAAGGTCATGTTCTTTTTTAGCATTATATAGCTAACTTACTTTTTCTTATTATCAGAAGATTTATTATTGGATGGTTTACTGTCATACTGATTTCTATTTTCCCTAGCTATTTGTAGATCTACATTCTTCATTTGTCCTTGTGCAATAATCTTTTCTCTTTCAATTTGATTTTTCTCTATATCTCGTACTCTAGTGCTATTTTCTTTATCTTTTTGCAATGTTATTTGATCTTGATACTTTTCAGATTCTCTAATTTCACCCATAGCATCAATAAAGTCAGATTGTTTATTCTCATTAATATCTACAGTAGAACCAAAGCCTGCTGCTCTAATTTCTGCAACAAGAACATCTTTTCTTCTATCTTTTTCTGCTTCAGTGCTCGCATGATCCAACTTAGCTTTTTCTTCAGCCGCAGAAGCTTGAAGTTGTTGTTCTTGCATTTGTTGTGCGCCTTGTTGTTCTTGTTGTCTTTGTTGATTAACTTTTTCTTCAGATTCTTTAAGTACATGATTAAGTCCTGCAATAGATTCTGACTGCATTACTTGACCTAAGTCATAAATAGAAGCTCCTGTAGTATTGTTGTTAACTGCTAGGTTTTTAAGTTGTTCTAAAATTGCACGATGGTTTGCAGTAGTGCTGGCAAATATATTGAGATCTCTCATAAGTAGGTCAGTTCCATTAATTTGGAAGTTAACCTTTTCATCTGCAGATGTCATATACTGTAATCTTACTGATGGATTAGTAGAATTATAATATTGTGCTAAATCAGTACGCATCTGATGCACTCTAGGCATTAAGTAATCACAGTGTTGTATGAAATACATTTCTGTTTGTGCATACGAAGACTGTACTGCTTGTTCTACACCCGTGGCTGTTTGTCTTGATATCTCTTGCCCCATTCTTTGCGGGCTTATACCAATCACTTCATATGCTTGTTGCTTAAAATAATTAGCTAACTGTACACGTCCCATTAGTCTACTAGATTGTTCTAAATCTAATTTCTGGAAATGTTGAAAGTTAAGAGGATTTTCTGTGTTAGTTATAGATGTATCTAATGGAAGAATTTGGAAGTTCTTCATTGCCCCATATGCTTTGGCGTAATTACCTTTACCCCAATCTTCACCTAAAGAATGCTTAGGTAGTGTATTTTGATCAAGTAAAATTACTGTTCCTAATTCATCCACTAAAATATCAGCAATTTGGTTATTAACAATGTTATACCCAATCTGGAAGGGTTTCATTAAATCAATAAGAGCAACGGACTTAGTGTTTCTATCAGAAAATACAGCACCTTCTACGGGAAGTTTACATCCATATAAAGAGTTATCTCCTTTAAATTGAAAACGTAAAGGGCCTATTTCATTTTTATCTACACCAATATAAATTGGAGTAAACCCATCAGAGTTATCCATACCCCAGTAACTTGGAATATTAGGTCCAATCTTAACACCACCCCATACTTCATTAATCCAGATCCAATCAACGTGTTCTCCAAATACTAAGTTTTCCTTAGTTTTATTTTTAAACAATCTAGTATCATATACTGGGTTATTAACAATGTGAAAGTCTTCAGTTATAATCTCACTAACTACCTCACCATTCTCCATAACTTTAGTTAAGTGTCCAAGTTTTCTTTGTGACTTCCAATATGTTGTACTTACTCGAAGTAAAAGAGCAGTTCCATCAGAAGAAGCATCCTCACCTTCTCCAAGAATTTGATTAATAACATCAGCACCCTCACCCGTATGATTGTTCATCATGGATGTATATTGTCTATATGCTAAAGAAGGCATATTTGTATTCGATGCATGTGACTTAGTACCATCATAAAAGGCACCATCATTTTGGTATCCACCCGTAGCGTAACCTGCTGCTGTAATTGGGTACAATACTTCTAATGCTTGCAATTGTTCAGCATCTAATAAATATCCGTATTTATCAATAACATCAGCTACTGTAAGCATGTCAGTTTTACCAACCCAGTTAGATTGAGAAATGTATCTTGCATCTGGGGACTTGTGATAAAAAGTAAGAGCTGGATTCCAAAGTTCTATTTCATAATCATCTTCCATCATACGCATATGCCAGAACTCTCTATCTGTAACAAGCATATCTTTAAAACCTCTTTCTTCAAGTTCTTCCATTCTGAAACGCTCTACATCTACTTTATGTTGATGAGTGGCCCATTCTTCAATCATTGATCTATAATCTTTTTTGAAGAACCCTTCTATTTCAGGTAAAGTTTTTAATTTTTCAGGATTTAATTCTTGCTGTGCTTCCTCAGATTCAGGATTCATCCCCTGAGTCATTAAAGCTGCAGTAATTTTCATTTGTGCATCAGACATTAGTACTTCTTCAACCATGGCCCGTTTTTGTTCCATCATTTCATTATAAGAAGCATCATCTACAGCACGGTATGATAATTTAGTAGTACGTTTAGCAAACTCTGCTATAAGTACATTGACTACATTAGGTATGATAGGATAAAATTTAAGTTCTAATGCAGACACATCTTCTTCTGTCAACATCTCTATCATATCTCTTTGTTCATTGTCTGGTTCAACAATGTAATCAGACCTATCAATAACCCCTTTTGAAAGTTTATAGTTTTTCATTAAACGTCTACTACTCTTACGAAGTTGTTTAAGCCCATTCCATTCTAACCAGTCCATGTTCCAAGCAGCCCACTCTGTATCTTTATCTTTTTTAGAAATAAACTGTAAAGGCTGCGTTACACTACCTACTCGGTTGTGTTTTTGCTTAGCCCCGTTCTTTATCTGCATTGCGTTCTGTACTTGCATATCTTACTTAATATTTTTGAATGGGTTTCTTTTTATAGGTTTGCCATTTACTCTTATAGTTTTTCCAATATTACGAAAGGGACTATGTGATAATTTATACAAATTATCTGAATTTTGCAACTTTTTAGCCGCTTCATCCATGACAACATCTTTTAAATAACCTCTATTAGACTGTTGAATTCTCATGAAAGCAACCATTGCAGAAAAAGCCACCAGTCTATCAACATTGACTCCAGGCTGATATTGTTGCATTTCTGTAAGTAACATAGGATCCGGAATTCTTTCAATACCATAATATGTCTTAGTTGGTATTCCATCTTTGTCAAGATCTTGATCTAGCTCTTCTCTTGTATATTCAACACAATAACTTAAAAGATGTACTTTAAATAAAGTACCTGTGTTTCTCCAACCATATTCTTGGTAAACACTTCTGTTAGCTGCAAGATCTTTTAAAAATACAATTTGATCCTTAGGCACTAAATACTTTTGTTTTTTCTTAGATATCATAAACTGAATAAACAATGAAATGTTATTCTCTATCACAGTCCATGCATTATAATACTCTATGAGTATTAATAATCTTTCATGTGTTTTATTGATATCATCAAATCTACCACACCAAGCTGCCACTATTTTATCCTGCTCTATAAATGTTTCTGTTTCTGATCCACTAACCTTAGTTACTTCAACGGGTGCTTTCATTATGTATATTGAACATAATGAATCTGATGTAGTTGTTTTACCTTCAGCTACGGGATCGACTGATGCATAGTACCTGCCAAACTTAGGATTCTCTTCAGGTCTTTCCCATATAACTATACAACCAGTTTTATCTTCCCTCTTCTTAGAAACAGGAAATTCACTTATTGGAAGTTTATCAGATGCTTTAGCTTTAATCTTGCCTTCTATGTCTCTGTAAAGATGCAAGTGTTCATATGGGTACTCTTTTTCTTTAACTCTTCTTAGCTGAGCTGCTACAAGCTCCTGAGGGAATATAGATTCATTTCTATATGCAAAGGCTTCTTCAATATTTCTAGGATGCTGAGATATACGCAGTTGGTATTTTTCTGGAGGTAGGTCTCGCTTCCATTCAATAAATTGAGCGTCTAGAGCGTCTAATGCTACTTCCACTAATGAATTTCCATGTGGATCTATGTGAGGGGGCATTGACCATTGTTCTGGAATAAATAAACCAGAGAGTCCCTCTGTATGCTCCTTGTCTAGTAGTTTACTTTCTACAGCATAAATATCATTAGCAACAGGATCCATGATCATTGCTTTTAAAGGCTCGCACTGATCTAAATCACCTACTGAACCTGCAGCAATAAATAAACCTGTTGTCATAAAACCAGATTTCATTGCAGGTCTAATGTACTCAAATGTTTGATCCATCTTAGGTGCAATACCAGCTTCTTCATGAAAAAAGTATTTACAAGGACCACCTACACCATTAGTAGGATCTTTTTCAAATGACATACCTTGAATAGTACCTTTAAGACCTACTTTAGTTTTTCTACTATTCTTTCGTACTTCAATTTGTTGTTGCCACATTAAAACTTTATCAGGATTCATTGGACGATACCAAGCACTATGTTCATTAAGAAATGCTGCATATTCAGAAAGGAATTTCCAAGTACCCTTTTCATTAATGTAATCCTTAAGACTTGACCCCATTTTTAATGTAACCCCTGGTTCAAACCAAAGTTGACAAAGAAGTTTAGCAGCATGGTAATATGATGATGCTATCTGTCTTTTCTTTAGTATGGCAACATGTTTAAAATTAAGTTCTGCAAGAAGTTCATATAGAGCCATATGATATTGAGCATCTCTAATTTTAGCAAATCCAAAGTCTTGTATTTCCTTATCAAAGATAGGTAAGAAATTTAACCACATATAGTACTCTCTAGCCAAGTACCATGTTTTTCCATTAGCTTTATATATAACACCTTTTCTACATTTAGCTTTTTCTGCTTCCCAGTACTTAATGAAGTCCCTAGACTTAAAAGGAGCTACACAATAAACTTTAGTTTCTTTAAAATTAGTTCCTTCTTTATTAAATTCATTTGCTGAAACTTCATCAAATTCATATTTACCGGGTTCCTTAAATAATTCAAAAATAAAGTCACTAAAATCTTCTCTAGACTCAAATGAAGTAAGTGTCCACGCATTGTTTTCCCAAGTTGGTATATCTTGATAGATCTCACTCATGAACTCTAACCTTTACGTGAATTATTATTTTCATGGATTATATATTATGAATCATACGATAAACCTTCTCCACCACGTACATGAGACTGTTGTTCTTCTTTTAAGTCTCTGTAAGCTCCTTTAAAACTGGTTCTGATTTGTTCATACTTTGCAGCTGCATTCACCAACTGTGTAATATTTCCATCTCTCCCATCATCAATGGATGTATTTGCCATATAATCTGCTAACTTATCTAGCATGTTTGCTATACCATGGTAGGCTCTAGCTGTAGGTGTAGAATACAAATCTGTACAGAATTTGATTGCCATTCTTATAGCGTCATCTTCTGGAGAAAACTCTGCATTCACTTCATCAAGTATAATCTCCTCTTTATCTAAAGAGGGCGTAGTGAAAAAGGGATTAAGATCAGGACTGGGACAAGTCATATAAAAGATATACTGATATACTTTAAGGTATTCATCGGGATACTTATCCATAATGTTTTTCAAAGTGCTCAGCGTGTAGCAGTGCTCTGTTGGCACCACTACATCATTCTGAACATCAAATAATCTTACAATCATTTAAACTTCTTTTATTTTGTTATCAATCTCTTCAAGTGTTGCGTTTACTGCAAAGCTTGATCCATTTTCCATATAAATCATTGATTCAGTTTCAACTATCTCACCTTCGTCATTTACATAATTACGGTAAGCATCAATGTGACTTACTTTAATTCTGACTGGTGCATAAATTTCATCACTTACACCTAAATCAGCAAGTTTAGTATTTTCTAATATAACTGTTAAGTTTATAAACATGCTTTAAGTTTTAAAGATTCGCAAAATCAGCATATGCTATATCTATAATTACACTACCCCCTGCCTTAAGATGTAGCATTGTATAATCCATTGCAACTCCAGTTAAGGGGTTAATAAATTGAAAGTATGCTGCTAGATCTCCTCTATCTACTGTTCCGGGTGAAGACGCAAATTCTAATGTAGGTTGTTGTTCTCCAGGCTCCACTACTTGATAAAGTGTAACTACGTTTATACTATAAGGTGTTATCATAACTATTTCTTTTTAAGTTTGTGTTTGTTATCATGTAACCAATTGGTCATTGTAATAACTTCTTGTTTTAAATAAGGTACCGGTATTTCCGTTACCTCTATTACTTTAGGATCTCCATTATTCTCTTTTGCTATTATTGGGTATCCGTACTCATCTTGACCAGCATGTTCAAACTTTACATGGTGTATCATAATGTTACCTACCTTAAGCTTTGGATTATGTTTAAGTATAATATACATATAAATACTAAGTTGTAGGGCATAATGATTAAAGCTACAATCTTCTATGTGACCTAAAGGTGATGATAGTTTTTGAGAAATACCTTCCCAATTCACATAAGATTTCATCTTAATTTCCTTATTGGTTTTATAGTCAATGACATTAACCTTACCATTTACAACTTCTACTAAATCAGATTGTCCACATACGGAAGCAGACTTAAGAAACACCATTAGTTCTGGATAAATACCATCATCTAATCGTTGACCAGGTGAAATTTTATCACCGTCCTCTTGTACAATGGGTGCATAAACGGGTAGATTTAAACCTTCTCTTTGTACAGATGCTAAACTACATAAGTCATCTTCTCTCTGATTGTGATAAAATGTACCTAAGCCCATTGCCCTTTCGGATTCTCCCTTCCATATAGCTTCTATTTCTTTAGCTGGAATACCAAACCATTTAGATTTTTTATTCTTTGTGACTCTTTTAGCAACAGCAGCTGCATCAAAAGGTTGTTTAAAATTACCAACCAAGCTAGTTACGCTAGTCCATATGATATTTTCACTAGGGTCTACACTTGTATAACTATGTGCAGCTTCATTAAATATTACACTCATGGTTTTTATTTACTTTCTGGATGCCACTTTCCGAGTGGGCATTCTGACTCTAGTGATCTTAATTTTAAACTTAAAGAACAGCCACATTCTCCACAACAAGGTTGTGTACCTTTTACTTCACAACTAGTTCCAACACTGTCAAATGAATTACATTGATTACAGATTGATTTTCTAGTATTAAATACAGCCTCTATTCTGGGTTTTCTAAAGGTCTTATTGAGAAGTCCTTCCCAAATCATTCTTTTGTTAATCCAGATTTTCTTGAAATTCATCTTTTACTTTTTGTTTAAAGGCTGACTTAACCTTATTAAATTCTTTCAACTTCTCCTGTACACTGTATAGAGACTCCAAACGAGTTTCTAACCTCTTCTTATTAAAGTATCCAGAAAACTGATAAGTATCTGCTTTATTAGCCATTCTGTTATATTTGATAATAAGGTTATCAACTGTTTTTGCTCTAACTGTCATATGACCTAGACCATCTAGATTAATTCTCGTATGACTAAGTTCAGATAGATGCTTTCTGACATCTTTGTAGTAAAAAGTGATAAACTTATCTACTAAGTCTTCACTTATTTCTAAGTCTTCAGCTACCTCTTTGAAAAGAGTATTAGGCTTCTTGGGTATCATTAGCTAGAAATTTAAAATCTAGTAATATTCTGCCCTCTGTCTGTATTTTCAAATCAGGGTTTATACTAATTTCTTTTTTATTATTAGGATTTTTTAAAATAAGACCTGCTTTTTCAGCCTTATTAATAGAATTCCTAACTGTTTGAGATGACTTAAATACTTCATGTTCTTCAGATGCATCATAGCAGAAGTGTGTAAGTTCAATTGGGGAGTTTAAACTTAATAAAGTTAAACACTCAAGGTCAGCATTACTCACTATTATCTTATTAAGATAACAGTGTGTAACCAACTGAAACTTGACATTGTCCCATTTAGACATTTTTACACGCTTCTGTACTTGATTTACTAAAGCCATAGCTAAGCAGTTCTTAGTGGTCGTTTTGTCTCAGGTTCTTCTTGCATCTCTTTTTGCTCTTCCATTTGTGCCTGCTCTTCAGGAGTTAATGATAAGTATGCACGTTGCATTTGAATTTGATCTCGTTTAAGACGTGTTTCATCAATCTTCATTAGAGCTTCCTCATATTCCAATTGTGCTGTTAAGTAAGGAATGCCCTCCTTATAAAATTTAAGCATATCTTTTTTCTGTGCATCTAATTCTGCACCTGTCATTTCTTTCTCTTCCTTCTTTTTTGACATAATATATTTATTTGGTTTAACCACAAATATACAATAAAAGTTTAAACCTAGCAAGTTTAAATAATAAAACCCAAATACTTACGCATCTGGGTCCTTTACCTAAGATTAAACAAATGGTATGTTTATCTAGTTTTTATAGTAAAATTAATAAGTGTAAATAAATAAAACTTACGTGAAATGTCTAACTCAATAGCAATCACATCTACCTTACCTAATCTTAATCTAATATGGAATTTATCCCATTGCTTGTTACACCAAGCTTTTTTCTTCCATGCATTTCTATACTTCATAACTATTTAGTTTATATTATTCCTCATTTTGTATTGTAAATAATCCATATAAGTTTTATTATTAACTTTATATGAAGTTCTACAACTTTCATCTCTACATGACAAATAATGCTGTATTGTACCTGCACTTGTAGTATGTGTCTTTCTAAGTCTTCCTAATTTACTGCACTCAGGACATTGGAATTTCTCACCACCTCTTAATACAGCATATTGTAAGTTTGGTTTAACGTAAGGTTTTATTTTATTAAATACTGCTTCTAATGAAACAATATCACCATCTCCGTAAAAAAGAAGATGATCTAATGCTTCTTGGCTCTTATGAACAACAACATCTACCCATGTATTCATTCCTCCTGCATCCTTTTTATTCTCTAAGTTGTAGTATTTACATACTTCTTTAAGTGAGTTACTTGGAAGGTTGAGGTATTTTTTACATAGCTTATAAGTATCAATCTCATTATAAGTATGTCTCATTTGCAGCCCGTGATACAATGCTCTAGTTCTAATCCAGGGTGTGTCAAATCGTTTACCATTATGTGTAATGATCTCATCAGCTTTATCCATTTGCACAATAAACTTTTTTATCATTGACTTATCACACTGCTTCTTAAGCCCCCAATGTAAATGATGAACTTCTTCTTCACCTTCCCATCTCCAGTGTATTGATATAATCTTAGCATATTCTAGGATTTGGTGTGGCAGAATGTTTTGGTTATAACCTGGTCTCCAAAAATGCCCTTTGCAAAAACTTGTCTCAATATCGTAAAATAATCTATTCCTTACCATAATTTTAATTAAGTTTTATAATAGTTTTTTTTCTAAAAGAAGAGTTGTAAGATCTAAGACACCTTGCTCGTATGCTGTTTTTAATACATCACCTTTCTCAAAATCTTCTAGAGTACTAACTCCTATAATCATAGGATGCTTGGATTCAGCATAGTCCGCTCCTAAACCCCAATGATTTATACCCTTCTCTTGAAGATATTCAATTTCTTTTGACATAACTATTAGTTTTTCATTTTAATAATATCCTGAAGCTTACTTTGAGGAGTAATATATATTCCATTCTTCTTAAAGTAAGAAATAATCATATTTACATATCCGTTCCCTGCACGAGCTCCTGTAGAATATATCTTTACAAATTGATCCAATCTCCCAGTAAACTTAAAGTTATATCCCGGTACATAAGGACTCATTCCATATAGCTTTGTATGTCTAGCAATTTCCTTACTAAAGTAAGGCTTTATACATTTACGTCTTCCCATAGGATAAGCTCTATGTGATCCATCAATAATAGAATTGATGTAATCTTGTTGTAACATTACTCCTCCCATTAATGAAGACACTGAATTGTTAGCCCCAGAATCAGTATTGCCGATATTCCCTGGATTATTATGACGGTATGACCTAGTTCCTTTACGAAACCCTTCCTTGTATGCCATAATCGTAATCAATA